GAGGTCTTCCGCCACGACGCGCCCGGAGGTGAGGAAGCTCTGCACGTCGCACTTGAAGATGCCGGCGGCGCGCGTCCCGTCGGCCCACGAGGTCGGGTACAGCTTCGCCTCGAGCTGGAACTGGTCGCAGTACGCGTTGGCCGCGGTGTCGGCCGTGTCCTCGAGAACCTCGAACTCGAGCGTCGGGACGGCGGCGCCGGTGGTCACGGTCGAGCTGATGCGCCGCCACTCCTTGTCCCCGAGAGCAGGGGGCGTGAGGCTCTGCACCGAGCCGTTGACCCCGTTCGTCACGTCCTTGAGCTGGCACCGGATCGCCTTGTCGGCCTGCACGTAGACGCTCGCGGTGTAGGTCGTGAGCGCCGCCCCAACGACGCCGTTCGTCTTGATCCCTCCGCGGATGCCGTCGACCGCGCCGGCAGCCGTGAACTCGAGGACGCGCACGCCCTGCAGCGCGACGCGGCCCACGCCGAGCGCAGGCAGGTCCTGCGAGAGCATCGCCGAAGGAGCGTTGACGCCGGTGAAGCCGGTCGTGTTCGAGCCGCTGTCGGTGCCAGTCCGGACGTTCTGCGCGTAGAGGTTGGTGGTCCCGTCCTCGACGGCGAGAGCGCCGCCGTACTTCATCCCGTACTCCGCGGGCTGCGGGATCAGGTCCGTGCTCCCTTTCCGGAGCGAGTACACGCCGGGCGTCGCGACGTCGAGCGGCCCGTACCCCTTCAGGTCGTACGCGTCGACGTCGAAGCCCCAGTGGTGCCCGGCGCCGCCGAGCAGCCCCGCCACCATCAGCGCCGTCTCCGGGTCGAGGATCGGCGTCCGGAACTTCCAGCGCCGCTTGATCGCGGTGCGCGTGGTGCGGAGCGACCCGTCCATCGCCCGCGACCGCTGGCCGAACTCCTCGTAGCCGAACTCGGCCGAGCCGTCCTCGACCGGGATCGTGATGCCGTTCAGCTTCAGGAACTCGGTCATCCGTGCACCCACTGAGGAGCGGCCGCGCTGGTCGCCCCGGTCTTGATGAACGCGTCCCGGCGGAGCTGCTTCAGCGCTCCGACAGGGTCGTTCGTGACGATCGTCAGGTTGTTGATCTGGATCCCGCCCATCCCGCCGCCGCCGCCGCCGCCGCCAAGAGGAACGACGGCCTCGGGGCCGGCCTCGCCGATGAGGGCGAGGGTGGGCGCCGTGACGATGCCGCCGGCCGCCATGTGCGGAATGTCGAGCGGCCGGCCGAACTGGTCGTGATCGGCCTGCATCGCGGCGAAGCGGGCGACCGCGACCTTGTAGCCGCTCGGGACGTTGGTCAGCGCCTCGGTGGCGTCGCGCGCGGCGGCAGCCATGTCCTCGTTCGCCTTCGTGTTGTCGTCGACCGCGGCCGTGTTGTCGAGCAAGCCCGGGTTCTTCTTCTTCCCGACGGACGCGTCCGCAGGTCCGGCCTGCTTGTCGAAGAAGTCCCACTCCTTGTGGGCCGCCATCGTCTTCACCAGCTGCAGGTTGAGGTCGTTGAGCGTCTTCGCCATCCCGTCCATGTTCAGGCCGATCGACCGGCCGAACTTCACCATGGCGCTCATCACGGTCGTGACGACGAGCATGATCCCGATCTCGAGGAAGCGGAGCGTCTGCCCGACGACCTTCAGCACGGCACCGATCACCCGGAAGCCGCCGGTCAGCTCGTTGATCAGCTCGATCAGGTAGCCGATCGACTCCGCGAGGCCGACGATCATCTGGAAGATGGGGCCGAAGGTCGTGTTCAGCCGCCCCATCGAGCGGCCGAGGAACTTGTTCAGGCTGTCGACGATGAGCTGGAACCCCTCGAGCCGGGTGACGATCTCCGCGATGACCGCGATGAAGGCTCCCACCGGGCCGCCCGCGGAGAACCCCTGCGCCGCGGAGCTGATGATGTTCCCGACCTCGCCGAGCCGGCTGGTGAGGATCTGCGCGCCGGTATTCAGCGCTCCCTTGAAGTGGTCGAGGCTCTCGTTGACGTCGGCCTGCACCATCGGCGCCGCGGAAAGCTCGACCCCGCCGAGCGTGTGCTTAAGCGCCGGGACGAACTGCTTCCACTCCGACGCAGCGTCGTCGGCCGCCTCGGAGAGCTTGGCGATCGACTTCGTGGCGTCGTCGGCCGCGTCGGTCTGGGTGGAGACGGCCTTCTCCGCGTCGTCCGCTCCCTTCCCGAGGGCCATCAGCATCTTCGCGGCGTCGGAGAGCTTGTCGACGAAGGGCTTGAGCACGCCCATCCCGGTCTTGAAGGTGTCGGTGACGTCGCCCCACGCGCCGACAGCGGTATCGACCACGTTGCTCGCGAACTCGCTCAGCTCGAACTTGACCTTCTCGATCAGCACCTTCGGGACGGGGATCTCAGGGATCTTCGCCGCCATCGCCGCTGGCAGGATCGTCACCAGCATCGCGCGAAGCTTCGTGGCCATGTCGTAGAAGGCGTCCACCCAGAAACGGACTGCCGTGTCGACCCAGCCCGGGATCGACTCGAAGAAGCCCTTGATCGAGGTGAAGACGTCGTGCGCGACCTCCTTGATCCCGAACAGGTCGGCGTCCCAAGCCTTCTTCACGGCGCCGATGATCAGGATGAGCCCGGCCTCGATCCCAGCGATCGCGAGCAGAGGGAGGGCAATGCTCCCGAGGAGCGGGATGACGGTGCGCATCGCCATGAAGCCGTTGCGCACCATCGGGAGAACCTTCGCCACGCCCTCCGCGTAGACGTGGATGTTCTTGAGCGACCCGCCGAGGGACGTCGCGAGCGCCTGCTGCTCAGCGTTGAAGTGCTCGGCGTCCTTCGCCACGTTCCCGAGCACCGTCCCGAGCAGCTCGGTCCCCTCGGACACGAGCCCCGCGGCGCGCTGCAGGTCGCGCATGCCGCGGGTAAGCTGCGCGAAGCTCGCCTCGGACTCGCTCGCGGCCGTGACCACGCCGGACGCGTCGCCGTCGATCTCGAAGCTCAGCGCGGTCAGGCTCATCGGCCACTCCTTTTGCTGCGGGAGGAGGCCTTCGCCTCCGCTCTCGCCTTCTTCTGGCGCTCGCCGAGCAGCTTAAAGTACTCCACGTACTCGACAAACTCCGACACCGAGAGCTGCCGCTCGAGTTCGCTCGCCGGCCGCCGAAGCTTCAGCGAGAGGAAGAGGAGGAACTCGCGCTCGGGGTCGGCTCGGATTTTTTTGCGGCGACCTCCCCCTTCACGTTGACCAGCCGCATCGCGACCTCGACCAGCTTGTCGATCGCGCGCCCGGCGTACTGCTTCTCGAGAAGCGCCCGGTCCGGCTCGCCGAAGACCCGGACGTCGCAGCCCTTGAAGTAGGTGCAGTGGATGACCGCCGAGAGCTGCAGGGCGGCGAGGTCCATCTTGACGACGGCCTTCTCCTCCGATCCGTCCTTCCCCATCTCGACCTTGCCGGCGGAGCGGTAGATCACCGAGCGGTCGCCGATGGTGGGCTGGCGGACCTCGACGACGGCGCCGCCGTACTCGACGTCCTCCCTGAGGGCGCTCCCGCTCTCGAGGAGGATCCCGCGGATCCTCGCCTGTTCCTCTGCGTTCGGTGCGGTCATGGCTCGTTCTCCCTGTACTGCGCGTGGTGCGCGACAAGAGAGCAGCGGACCGGGGCGACCGTCAAGGATCGAGGAGGCCCTTCACCAGCCGGTCGACCTGATGAGAGAGCTGCTCGAGCTGCTTCCCGATCCCCTCGATCCGCTGCTCCATGCGCTCCAGCCGGGCGAACGCGGTGAAGAACCTCTCCCGGGTGGTCTGCCCGGCCACCGCCACGCCCACGCCCTCGCGCGTGAGCCGGTCGACGGCGGCCTCGATCCCCTCGATCCGCCGCACGTACGCGGGCGGCGGGGACGGCGGTGGCTGATTGCTCACGGGGCCGCGAGGCCGAACGACGCCTTCCCGTTCTCGGAGGTCACGGCCTTCCACCCGATCGAGGCGGAGACGAGGTCCTCGATCGCGGCCTTCACCTCCTCGGAGTCGAACCGGACCCACGCCCGGAACGTCTGGACGCCGGAGCCCGGGACGATCTCGAGCACCTTCCGCGTCCCGTTGCCGAGGAGGTCGAACAGCGTGGTCCCGACGACGGCGTCGAGGCACGCGCGCAGGACGCTGATGGAGCCGCTGGCGTCCTTCAGCAGCGCCGTCCGGGTCCGGTTCGGGTCGGCCTTGAAGACCGTCGAGTCGGCGAGGTCGCGGGTCATGGAGATCGACGCCTCCTTCGCCTCGAGCAGGTCGGACGTCGGGAGGTAGTTGCCGGTGAGGGTGACGACGTCGGCCGCGCCGAGCGCCGGGCTGAACGTCACCTTCCCGAAGAGGTAGTCGACCGTGAAGCCGCTCGACACCGGCACGGCGTTCACCAGCACGGTCAGCGCCGCATCGGGATCGATGATGCGCTTCGCTGCGCTCGTGATCTGAAAGACGGTGTCGGCAACAAGCTCCGTCGTCGCCTCGGCCGCCATCGCGACCGGGGCTCCGGTGATCTTCACGGTCGAGTTGTAGCCGGCGCTGGGCATCGGAGCCTCAGACCGCGACGGGGACAGCGTTGAAGGGGATCGACGCCGACCACTCGTTCTTCCCGTCGACGACCGTCTTGATCTCGGAGTTCTCGACGATGCCCTGCACCTTGAAGCCGCGCGAGCCGGCGGAGGCGCCCGGGTCGAACTTCACGCTGATCCAGCAGGCGGCGCCGTCGTCGTACTTCGCGCGCACCTTGTTCTGGCCGTTCGTGTCGCCCAGCTCGAGATCGCCGCTGATGGTGACGGTCCCGTCCTTCAGGCCGGCGATGCGCGTCTTCGCGCCCGTCGTGTCTTTGAAGTCGGTCGTCATCAGCATGTCGCGCTGGTTGCCGAAGCTGACGTCGTTGATTCCATCGATCTCGGTGTAGGTGACGTCGTCCAGCGAGACCTCGACGACGATCGGGTGTCCGGGAAGGGGCATGGCGGGTACTTCCTCCTGCCCGCGAAGGTAGCGCCCACGGGCGCCCGGCGTCTACTGCTTGAACCAGAGGACCGCGTTGACGGACCATTCCGGGTGCTCGGTGTCGTCCATTCCGAGGAAGAAAGGCTGGGCCTGCTGGACGGCGCACCGGACGTAGCCGGCGAGGGTCGCGAGGTGGAGGGCGTCCCGGACGGCGACCGCGACGGTCTGCCCGTCGAGGAACTTCTCCGCCGCACCGCGCAC